TTTTGCAGCCCCACGCGCTGATATAGCCAAACGCGCGCAGGCTCTGACAGGTGGAAGCAAGCGCGGTTGCGACTTCCTGAGAATCCAGACCCGGCACGCCGAGAATGCGCGGCTTGACGCCGGTGACGGTTTTCGCCGTTAACAGCGCCTTGAGGCCGGTGTATTTTCCCTCTTCGTCGATCGTGCCGATAATGTTGGAAATGGTTTGTTTCTGCGCCGCCCCTTCGTCGTCCGGGCCTTCAGTGCCTTCTGCAACGCGAACGACCACGATAACCGGCTTGCACTGGTCGGCGATGGCCTGCAGGGAGGCCGACAGGGTGCCGAGCTTGCCCGCTTTCGCGATGGCGCTCTGCACGCTGGTAATCAGTACCGGCTCGTTGATGGGAAAGGCTTTCTCGTCAGCATCGCTGGCCGTGCAGACCATGCCGATGATTGCCGTCGAGACGGTGGAAATGGTGCGCGTGCCATCGTTAATCTCGATGACCTCGACGCCGTGATGATAGTCGCTCATCCGTTTAACTCCGTGGTTATGGGGTGAGCGTATTGTCTGGCGTGCGCTTTGCCTGCGCGACCGGTTGCCGTTGGGGCAGCAAGGACACAACAAACAAAAAGCCCTCCGGGTGGAGGGCTGGCGTTATTCAGGCACTGGCGGCAGTTCGACTGATGACGGGTCGGCGGTGCTGACCCGGCTCAGTAACACGGTGTAGGTTTCCCACTGCTCAAGCCGTTGTACCTCATCGGGGGTGGCAATCCCGAGCTTAACCGCCCGACTCAGGGGGGCAATGACATCCTCGGCTTCCCCCATGAGCGCCATCTTGTGTGACTCCGCACGGGCGATGAGCTCACCCGTCGTGAGCGGTGGCGGCTCAGAGAGCACCGGCTGGCCGTATTCATTCGGCACGATCACTTTTTCCGTGCTGTTGTCGATTAAATACTGATACCAGCGCGCCGAAACAGACAGGGCATCATCAGGCCAGCCGGTGTCTGATTTCTCATAGTCTGACTTCATGGACAAATAGAAAAATCCATTCAGTGAGGGGCTGTAAAAATATTGCTCTTCCATCGGTTAATGTCCTGTTGCTTCCCAGAATAACGGGAAGTTCTGGTTTGCGTTTAGCCGCGCGGTCGTATTCGAAAATTGCGAAACCGAGCATTCAAGCGTACCGGCTATGTTTGCCGTATAGGGTGTAACCTGAATATTCCGGCACGCATTCGGGAACGCGATCGGAAACGTGATGTTCTGATATCCGCCGGTCTGGTTGGTATAGCCCCACTGGCGAATACGCCCCGTAGTGCCGTCGCGCTCCCAGCCGTTCTGGCCGAGGCTTGCCGTATTTTTCAGGTTATACCGGGCGTCGGATTCGGCTTTCGTGTATGACCCAATCGACCCCGCCGAAATGGTGATATTGGCCGTGCCATTAAATGCCACGCCGTTGATGGTTCGGGCGGTCTGCAGTTGGGTCGCAGACACCGCATTACCATTCGATGGCAGTGCGCCAATCTCAGCCGGGGTGGGCTTGTTTGCCGCGTCATATTGCTTACCCCAGCCTGACCACGTACCGCCGTACATTGTGCGGATATAACTACGTGAATTGTTATAGGTTCGGTAAATCTGCGTTATTCCGGCATGCTTCAGGACTTCAAGCGAACCGGCCACCGCTTCCGGATAATTTGCCCCGGTTTGCGCCTGCGCGTTCGCTGGCTGGTAATACTGGCCGGGCGCAGTGTAATCATTCAGATTTGACGCATTACCAATACCAACTGAATTTTTGAAAATATCCGAGGGTAACAGCTCGATATCCTCCGATAGCGCGCGACCACTGACTTTCCTCGCCGAGGGTACGCGTCCGTTTGCATTATCGTTAGCTGCCTTGACCGCTTTCGGCGTCGCGGCCACCGACTCAGATTCGCTGTCGACCGCGCTGCTCAGTTGCACGATGCCTTTCTGCGCCGTGGTCGCGTCCTGAGCCGTATATTTACCCTTAGCAAGGTCATACGCCGCCTTGACCGCTTTCGGCGTCGCTGCGACGCTCTCAGACGCGCTATCGGTCGCGCTCGATAGCTGGACGATACCTTTTTGCGCCGTGGTGGCGTCCTGAGCGGTGTATTTACCCTTCGCAAGGTCATATGCCGCCTTAACCGCTTTCGGCGTCGCTGCGAGCGCCTCAGACTCGCTGTCGGTGGCGCTGCTCAGTTGTATGAAACCTTTTTCCTTCAGAGAGGCGTCAGGATGCCGACGCGACTGCTCATGCTCCGCGAGTTTATCGTCGATATAATCCTGCGTGGCCATCACCATTGTCGTATCGATGGCCAGCTCGACCGACTCGATATCGCTCACCATGATGACCATGCGCACCGTCTGCGCGCGCCCTGAGCCCTCGACCAGCTCCGGCTTATAGCTTTCTGCCATATTGCCGACGGCAATCAGCGTGCCGGTGTCGTCATAAAGCCCTGTTTCACGCATCCAGAAACCGCCCTTTTCCGGCGGAATGACCAGCTCGGCGATGACGTAATTTTTATTCTTTTTGTCCAGGCTGATTTTATTCAGCGCATAACGCCAGACCTCATTAACAAGCTTTGTTTGCCCGGCATTAGGCTCGGGCAGTTTCCCGCCACCGTCGCCGACGGCCATCGCCGCAAAGTTCACTTTCTTCCCGTTAGGGAGGGTCGCCGCCGCCAGTTTCGCCGCACCGGCTTTGGTGATTACCGTTTTATATTTCACTGTCATATTGCTCTCACTTAGCCCGGATAGATGGTGATAATGTCGCCGTCATAGGTCAGGGCACCGACGTACAGCGAGCCCGGCACATCCTGAATAATGTTAAGGCCGATTAGGTGGCGGCTTGCCGGTTTGGCGTCATCAATGAGCCGCTCCATTTCGTAATACATTTCTTCGGTGATGCCGGTTTCCAGCACGCCAATATCAAGGCGAAAGGTACCGGGCGGGTCGCTGGTCTCCCACCACTCGGACACGTTAATCAGGTAGCCGAGCGGCTCAACAACGCGGCGCACTGCGCCAATCGTTCCCTTGTGCGCATGGATAAACCTCGCATTGCGGATCACCTCGCGTTTTGTTTCCTCCGGCCAGCCACTATCCCAGCGGTCAACCGAAAACGCCCAGGCAAGCCACGGCAGCAGATTGACCGGGCAGTCGTCAGGGCTCCACAACCGGCGCAGGGGGATCGGGGTGCTTTCGATAACGGCGCAGGCCTGAGCCGCCGCCACCTCAAGCGGCGACGAGCCCGTCGGCAATAATCTGGTTTTATTCATCGTTACCCCCGACCGTTACGCTGTATGCGGTGCAGTACGACGCCTGCGTCGCATCGAGAACAATGTCGGTCACCGGCGCGGCCAGCTCGACGCGCTGCACGCCCTCGACGTGAAGCGCGGCATAGATAGCGGATTTGCGGATATCGCGCCCGAGCCGGTGCTGTGCGGTGATATAGGCCTT